TCACAGTTCACGATGTCCGTGCAGGCCGTGTAGGTCTTGAGCCGGCTGGAAGGATCAGGCTGGCCGACGTCCGCCGGGTCACTGACGTTGTCCATCCCACCGAAAGTGAACACCGATGCGATCGCCATTGGCGCGCTCCTTTAAACGAGGTAGATGGGGTTGGGGGCGAAGGTCCCATGTCCTGCGCACAGACGGCGGAACGCCTGCTTGCCCTGCGGAACATAGGTCTCGTAGGTGCGCTTGTGATCCGCCGCTTTCACCGGGTCCTGGATCTCCCGGTCGTGGTCGCTGTAGAACAGGAACGCCGCCCACTCGACCATGGCGAGCTGCAGATCATCAGGGATCTCCGGGTCGCCAGAGGTCAGGAAGGCGATCTTGCTCTTGCGCCAAACGTGGAGCGCCACCGTGTAGACGGCGTCCGGGGTCGGGTGCAGAGTCACCATCCCGGTGTCCTGGTCCGTCTGCCAGGCGCAGGGGGTGCCCTCGTCGACCAAGGGGGCGTCCCCGGTGAACTTCTTCAGCCATGCGCCGGCGATGCTCGCCTTCAATACCTCGATGACCCTGGCGGGGATGGCGTAGGCCGCGGTGCCTGCCACTGTTGCGATCGTGTACGTCGCGGTGTCGCGGAAAAAGCCTGTGTCCTTGCAGAATTGGTCCTGCCCGAGCGACAGGGCGCGGAAACAGCGGGTATCACTCCAGGCGTAGGGCTGGACCTTATCCCTTACCCGCTCCCGGAACTCTGCAAGGATCTCGGCTCTATTCATCTTTTTTGCGCTCCATGTAAGGGCCTTCGACGATGCTGAAAGGGATCGCTGCTACGGGGCGCCACGCCTGCAACTCGTCTCCGGACCCATCGGCCTTCTTGGAGGTGAAGAGCTTGCTGGTGACTGCCTGCCGCAGCACGTTGACGAACGCCTGGGGGATGTTCGTGACATCGACCCCTCGCGTGACCTGAATGACCTCGCCGTTGACTCCGATCACCTCGTACTCCGGCATGTGCTCGACATGCTGGACGTTGATCGTGTAGAACGGGGGTGCGTACTCTATCTTCCCCTTGTGAAACTTTGCGGCCTGGGCCGGGGGTGCAGTTACTTCTCCGATAGCATCGAGATTCAGGTCTGCGCCTTCCATCATGTCCTCCCTCTTACTTGGTGAGATTTGCGTCCCGGAGGACGTTGTAAATTTGTCTGCCGACCTGCTGCCTGCCCTTGGGCAACTGCTGCAGCGCGCCGTTAATCATGACCGGCATGGTGTCGGGGAGATCCACTTCGAAGACTTCGGCCCGGAGCGCGGCCAGCGGTGGATCGACCGGCTTCACGGCTTTCGGGACCCTAGCCATTGTCGCTCCCTTTCATGTCGGCGGTGGCGGCATCGAAGGCCTTGTCGAAGTCCTTCTCGTTGTCGTATTCCTCTTCCAGCATCGGCATGAGCTTGGCGATGAGTTCCCCTACTTCCTTGGCGTCCTTGGCGATGTACTGCTTCTCGCTGGAGCCGGGGTAGTCGCAGCACATGATCCTCGCCTCGGCCTTCTTCGCGGGCTTGATTTTGCAACGGCACTCAATTGTGAAACCGTTCTCACAGCGGCCGACGGACAGCATATTGCTCATGTACATAAAGATCTCCTCCGTTCCTCGCGCCGCTTACTGCCTTCGCGCATATTCGCTATCGCCTCTGGGGTGTGCTTGCGCCCTATATTCTGGGTGCGCAGTTTCTCTGCATGTGCTGCGGAGGCGACAGGTTTGCCTTTCCGTGACGCCCTGAATTTATCGAGGGTTTCTTGAGATGGGTTCTTTTTGGACGCGCTTATTCGTGCGCGAGTCTCTGCGCTCAAGATCTTACCTGTATGCACCCTACGAACCATTTCACCGAATTCATCTGGGCGCTTCAGCCCCAGCGCTCGCTTGTTTCCTACATTGGCGGCGCTCATCTTGGCTCTAGTTTCATCTGATCGCTTTGACCCTAGACAATTTCCCGCAGTCGGCGACATATTATATTTTGATGGCATCTGGTCAATGAACTGCTGCTCGTAGTGTATCAAGGTACTTATGGCACAAGTTATAAGTGTCTCAAATACAAAGGAGGCTTCTCCGTATTTATTCCAAGCTCGTTGTAACTTCGCGGAGTGGTGTACACCCTTCCGAAGTTCTCTGCGGTGTTTCGACCACCGAGCGCTGATGTTCACGGCGCTGCCTACGTAGCACTTATCTTGCTCTGCGTGCTTGATTTGGTAGATACCGCTGGGCATAGGCCCCTCCTACTGGAAAAGCCCCACCCCTGTGAAAGGGTGGGGCAGCGTCCGGTAGTCCCTAAGCGTTACGCGAGCGCGGTCGGCGCGCAGGATAGGTTGACGTAGGTGGTGGTGATGCCGGCGGCGTCCAGGAGCGTAGTGGCCGGGGTGAACGCGGCGGTGGTCACGATCTTCAGATAGCCCACGGGGCAGACGCCGGCAGGGCAGTCGGGCAGGGCGGTGGACGTACCCGGGGTGATGGTGGCGGCGCCGGAGGAGTCCAGCCCGAGTAGGTAGTACTTGGTGGTGTTCGCCGCCTGGACGGTAAGGTCGGTGAAGACGAAGAGATCATCGGTCGCCGCCTTGACGTACATGATGCCGTCAATGCAGAAGTTGATGATCGAAGCGGTCTTGACCTTCGACTTGGTGGTGCCGATGGCGATGGCGCCGGACGTGAAGGCGCGGGTACCAATGAGGAACCGCTGGATTGCTGTGACGAGATTTCCGATGCTAGGGAGCATATGCTACCTCCTAAAGATTAGAGTTTCGTTTCGCCCGGAGGCGGTTATGGAGAGCTTGGTGCGCTGAACCTGTCATTATCTGCAGGTTCTCGATCCTGTTATCATCCCGGATCTGGTTCTTGTGGTGAACCACAAGGTCGGGGTCCAGGTACTTGTTCCCGCCCACCTCCACTAGGCAGCGTGAAGTAGGGTTCGTGTTGAGTAGGTGGCGCTCAGCTACAAGGCGGTGCTGAAACACTTGATTGCTGGAGGAGAATGGGTGGCCGTAGCAGTTCTCGTACACATACCCATCTGGATGTGGTGTGAGCCCTCCTCGCCACTGGCCGTTCTTCTCTCCGCGACTCAGCCCCTTGCGTTTTGCCTCCCCGCCCATGTGGCTGTTCTTGCATGCGTTGGAGCAGTAGACCCTAACTGCTGCGTGACTCCTGTGCCCAAATGATACAGTGCCACATGCGATACAGGTGTATGGCTCCTTGTCCCGCATCAGCCCCTGCGCCCTATACACCACCGAGCATGCATGTGAGCATGTGGTGGCCTTGTGTGCACGGTTAGGCGGTACTCTGAAAGAACCACCACAGATCAAGCAGACAAGTTCTGCACCCCGAAACTTTGCCATCGGTGTTACCTCCTTTGTTGCGAGGCACATTACATGACTGGTGCAGAACTTGTCAAGCTTGAATTTTCAAAGACCCGAAGTTACTACTGTTTTTAAAGCTCGGTCGCACCCACTTCAGCCCTAGCACCAAAAAGTTGGTTCAGGATGATGGCCCCGAAGTAGGCTTTCCAGCCCACATGCCCGCGCTGGCCGAGCTTGTCGGAGTCGGAGATGGTGCCCGGGTTCCTGACGATGGGGGCGGTGATGGCGCCCTTGCCCTTCAGCGGGGTGGAGGCGGCGAAGTGGGCGCCCATGTAGATGACCGGGTAGACGTCGGCTTTCACGCCGCTGGTCGAGATCATGGTGCCTTTGTTGCCCCCGGCGTCCGGGAAGGACTCGAAGATGGTGGAGCGGATGTAGCGCACATCCTCCACTGAGCCGATCTCGAAGGAGTCGACGGGGACTTTCGCGCCGTAGTCGACGGCGTCCTTGAACCCTGCCATGGCGCGGACGTCGTTCTCGTTGTCCGGGTGGATCAGGCCGATGTAGCCGGCGCGGACGGCAACGGTGCCGTAGTTCGGGGTGGATGCGGTCTGGGAGGTGATGTAGCCCACGTTCTGGCGCTTGAATGCGCGGGTGACCTTGCGCTGCAGGGTGAGGGTGAGCGCGGTGTTGACGTCGGTGCGCTGCGTGCCGTTGGCGTAGAAGACGTTGGTGCCAGCCTTCAGGACGTTGTAGCGCAGGGTTTCCAGGGTCTGGGCGGCCTGCTCGGCGGTGATGGTGATGTACTCCTGCAGTACCGGGTCGGTGTGCAGGTCGACGATCTGGTCCGTGAGCTGGACGAAATCGCCGTACTGCTGCAGGGTGACCTGGACATCGGTCTTCTGCATGCTCTTGCCCTGCGGGGTGACGCCCTCTACGAGGGGGGTGAGCGCCTTGGCCAGAGCTTCGTACCTGCGGAAGATCTGCACCTTGGTGCTTTTGGACGGGAGCGGTTTCATATCCAGATACTTTTCGAGTACCAGATACGGAAGCGCTCTCATCAGGAACTGCGGGTTGGCGTACCCCGCTACCGCCGGCGAAATGTCGCCATAAACGTTAAGGCCCATGTGTTACCTCCTGGTGGGTGCTCTCCCACAAAGGTGCTGAATTTTCCCCGGCGGAGCGGGGGGAGTACGGGCAATGCCCAGTTAAGCGCTTAATGCTTTTATGCTTGCCTCGAATGCGGAGTCGTAATCCTCCGGGTCCGGTTCGGCTGTTACTGAAGTCCTCCTTGCGATAGGGGTCTCCATCTTGTCCAGCTTGTCCTGCGCGACCTTGGCTGCCGCCGCTTTGGCCTCGTCGGTCTTGGTATCCGCTGCGGGAGCTGCACTGCCGGTGGCGGTCTTGAAGGCGGTAAGGAACTCCGCCACGTCTGCTGCCGTCCCCTCGTCCAGGACTTTGTTGTAGCCGTCCTGCATGAACTTGGGCTGTGCCTCGATCCACTTCTCCACGTCGGGGAGGATGGTGAAGGCATCGCTGTGTGCTGCGAGAAGTTCCTTGGTGAACTCGGCCTGCGCCATGCTCTGCTGCGTTGCGACCACCGGAGCCATCTGCGCCATGATCGGTTTCAGGATCTCCTCGAACTCGCTGCGGAGCTTCTTCTCCTGTTTCCCGAGGAGCGCCTCGATGGCTACCTTGTGCGTCCCCCAGTTCTCGGAGAGTTCCTTCAGTGCCTCGACTACCTCCGGCGGATCTACTTCTTCAACCGGTGCTGCCGCTGCGGCAGGGGTCTCAGGCTTATTGAGGGTCTTGACTGCGTCGACTACGGCCTTGGCGAAATCAGCGGCGGTAGCGGCAGGGGGGTCGATGGATGCTGGTTTCTCGTCCGCAGGCTTTTCATCTACAGGTTTCTCGTCTGCGGGTTTCTCGTCCGCAGGCTTTTCATCCGCCGGCACCTCAGGGGGCTGCTCACCCCCCTCCGCGTAAGAATCAAATGCTGCATTGAAAGCATCATCATCCAGTACCCCGGTAACCTCGTCTCCCACTGTCGGACCCTCCCTAATGTTAAAAGATTTGCGAGTGAGTATAAAACTCACTTACACACTGTGTCAAGTAAATACTCACTTTTTAGAGGGTGGTGGTTTAAATAAATCAAGGAGTTCCTTCATGGCCTTGGCCACCCCCTTGTCTACATCACCCCCTTCTTTGGTGAGTGCTTCCCGCGCCATCTCCTGCCGGATGGCAAAGAGTTCAAACAGCGCATCGTTTACGCTACTTCCCGGCAGCCTTTCGCGCAGAAGGTTTTCCAGCTCCCGCTCCCGGGGCTTCAGGTTTTGTTGCTTCGAGAAGTAGCTTGACTGCTTGTAGAGCGGCTCCATCTTTCTCTCCTTTGGCCTTGGCCAGGTTGGCTACGATGGCGGACAATTTTTCGCGGACCTTGGACTCGACCATGGCGGTCATCTCCTCGGCTGCGGCTGCGGACTTAGCGGCATCGGCGTTCTGCTTGGCGGCCTTGCTGATCTCCACGTTCTGCTGGATCTCGGCGGTCTGCGCCTGCTGCGCGTCATAAGCGTCCAGCGCGGCCTTGGCCTCCTTGCCGGTCTTGACCAGCCGCTTGGGGAGGTCCCGGGCGATGAACTCCTCGGTCAGGAACGCCTCGTCGTCGATGAGTACGGCCTGCCTCGGGGTGAGCATCTGCTTCATCTGTGCCAGTGCCATGCCCCTGACCTCTTTGGCCACCAGCGACAAGTTGCCCTTCGGCAGCACGGCGAAGTCCCCCTTGATGTCCGTCTTGGGGTTGAACTCCATGTTCCAACGTACCAGCGACCCGATCAGGCTTTTGACGAACCGGTCGAAGGAGCGCACGTCGTCCTTGGTCACCATGTCCCCGCCGGAGGCCATCATGCTCATGTTGTTCGAGGTGCGGAACGCCTCGCCCAGGGGCTGCGCGTTGCCCATGCGCCAGGAGGGGAGGTTCGACTCCACATCGAAGACCTCAAGCACGGCCTTGCGGAGATTCAGCAGTTCAGGGATGTGCGAGGGGATGTCGTAGGTGCGCACCGCCGGATAGTTGGCCTCCGCTCCCTCACCCCCGCGCCGGATGGTTACCCCGCCGGTGATGTCCATGCCCTGGCTCTCAGGCTGCAGGAGATCCTCGTTGACCTCCACGATGGACCTGCAACAAGAGGCCATGTTGTCCATGGTGGCGCGGTCGATGGCGCAGAGTTTCATCTGCGAGTCGCGCAGGGTCTCCACCTTGGCGGTGCCGGTGAGGGGGCCGTCCTCGTCCTCCTCGGGAATGAATGCGTGGAACATGTCCGAGACCTTTTCCCCAAACGGGGCGGTGTCGGCCTTGATCGGGGTCTCATCCAGCATCCACACGTCGGCCAGGATGTCCTTGCCCAGGGCTGACTCCGGGACGTCCGCGCCGATGTCCTTCAGTACTTGTGCGTCGATGTACCCGTAGTAGCGGATGATCTCGTACTGCCGGCTCTGGTCAGGCTGGCTGTCGCTGATGTGCTTGATCTCGTTCAGCTCACCCTCGAAGCTGCGCAGCTTGTAATTCCCGCCCACGCTGGTGCTGAGATAGGTCTTGATGGCGTCCCCGATGAAGTCCTTGCGCTCCGCCAGCTTCAGCAGTGCGTGCTTGGGCAGGACGGTGCGAGAGAAGAGTCCCTCCTGGTCCTCCCACCGGGGGGCGGAGAGGTCCGGGTAGATGTCCCACACCTGGCGCGGGAGGTAGTAGGGGCGCTTAATGGCATTGACCACCGCCTTGAATCCGCCGGGGGCGGTCTCGTCGGGCTCCCACTCTCGCGTGGTAGTGGTCAGGACCAAGGGGCCTTCCGCCACTCCATACCCATAGATGCCGCCGCGGCGCAGGACCTTCTTGCAAAGCTCGGGGTAGTCCAGGTTCGAGTCGGCGAGCTGATCCTCGCACTCCATGGTCATGCGCCCGGCGCGCTCTTTCGCAAACTCCTTGACCGCTTCCTCGATCATCTCGGAGGTGACCGGAGCGGGCTCCTCCTGCTGTGCCTGCTGCGCCTGCTGCGCCTCCAGCCCCTCGATTATACCTTGCAGGTCCTCGATGGCGATGTCCGGAAAAGGTGTCGGCTCCAGCGCCCAGTTCTTGTCCTGCGCCGGGAACATCATCTCCATCATCTTGGCGACCCACCCCACGATCTTGGTATGGGTGTCCTTGGGGTAGACCTTGGAGCGGCCCTCCAGCTTCGCCAAGGTGGTCGAGTCGTAGACCCCCTTGTACTGGCGCAGGTTGGCCAGCCACTGGAGCTCCAACTGCCGGCGCTCCCCCACATAGGTGTCGAACTTGGCTCGCATCCTGCTTCCGAGCTGCGCCAGCTTTTCCTTATCGAGAACGATCATAGCCCCTCCAATTTAATATCCTGCATAGGTGTCCGCTGCGGGTGCCGATCTCTGGACCTTGGCGCGTTCGGTGCGGCGGTAGTCGTCCGGGTTGTACTCCTTCCCCAGAGCGAACAGCGTGCCGTATTGGTCGGCCTCCACGACGTGGGACCACTTGTTCTTCTCGGGTGCGTCCTTGAGCGCCCCGGTGGCGCCCTTGATCCGTACATATCGATACTTGCTCCGGAGGCCCTCCACGCACAGGCGGCATTCAAGGTCGTACTCGATCCCGGGCTCGCCGTCGGGCCACAGATTTCGGAAGGGCTCGTCGAGGGCGTTGATGCGGGAAATGGGGTCGTTGGTCCGGGCTGCCCGGACCTTGTTGCCGCTCCCCTGGCGCTTGGTGACGTAGTGGTTCTTCAGCTCCTTGAAGGTGCTGTTGTCGTCACCGTCACCGCGGCGGGTCCACGAGGGGTCGCCCACGAACACCAGCGGGTTGTTCCTGAACCAGGTGTTGACGATCGGGTCGCACTTCTGCTGGATGAAGGTGCGCATCCCCATGTCGAAACCGCACGCCTCGCGGAGTTTTCTCAGCTTACCGTCATGCCCTACCTGCATGAACACCATGGCCGGATTACGGGCGCCATCGACCCCGATGATGACGGGGAGCTTCGGGTCGATACGCAGGTCCTTCTTGGTGCGGCGGTCGTACTGGAACGAGGTCTCGTAGACGGGCTTGCCTGACATT